ACGATCAAAGAAGAGTATCAAGAAGTACCTCAACTTTCTATGCACAACTATAATGAAGACATTATTGTAATTTTCGTTCATAAGCAAACTAAAGAATGGACAATGGTTGCGTTTGATAAAAATATGACATTAGGGTGCGTAGTATCTTCAGGAAGTAACTTTACACCATTAGTAGAAAAAAATACTAAAAAAATTTGATGTAAAAATAATTTTAAGTTAGTGATCATATTATGTCCACTTTAATAAGGGGAGGATATAATGATCGATCCAGTATCGGCTTTGGCTTTGGCTACGGCCGCATTCAATGGCGTAAAAAAGGCTGTTGAAATAGGAAGAGAAGTACAAGATGTATATTCACAATTAAGTACATGGGCAGGGCATGTGGGAGATTTCCATAAAGGTGTTGCTGAAATGGAAATCAGGCAAAACAGAAAACCAGGATTATTTGATAAGATTACTTTTGCAAAGAGTGAAACTGCCGAAGCATTTGATTTATTTGCGGCAAAAAGAAAAGTAATTGAGATGGAAAAAGAAATATATCATATGTTTCTCTACGGTGAATTGAATCATTTAGGAAGAGATGGATATGATGAGTTTAGAAGAATGAGACAGGAAGTAAAAGAGAAACGAGAGAAGATGATCAGAAATCAAATGGAACTGAGAAAAGAGTTTTTTGAAAATATTAAACTTTATGGAATAATTGCAATTATAATTATAATTGGTGGTTTAAGTATTTGGGGAATGGTAGAACTTGCTATGTCAATGGAATAAAGAAATGATAATATTCGATCTTTATGTTAGATGGTGTATAGAGATGTGGTACTTGCCGTATACTTTGACATATACGGCAAGCAATCTCTGTAAGCCTTAAACTTTTCGGCTCTGACCACGACCAGCAGTTTTTGCTTTGACTGCTGGTTTTTTTCCTGTTGCTTTCTTAACTGCGGCTTTCGCTTTTGTTGCAGTCTTCTTAACTCCTGTCGCAACTTTTTCTGCTACAACTTTAGCGTCCTGAACATCAACTTTCCCATCTTTGTTCACATCAAGTTTTGATGTAGAGTTCCAAAGAACTACTGATAGAATTGCTACAATAATGACTAAAAAAATAATGACTTCCATGCACTTCTCCTTATGATTAAAACATTATTTAGTGTGTTTATGTATCAATCCCATAGATTTCTATAATATTTGCCAAACAATCTTGTACCGTTATTGAGTCGCTCATTGAATTTTTCGTAACCCTCACGATCAAACTCTGCGGTGTGATTTGGTCCCTTCTCAAAAGTGTAAAGAGTTGGTTTACCATTCTCATCCCACTCGCAAGGTACAGACTTCATATCATGTTTACCAGTATGGAATTGTGCATCGTAGTCATCGTTACACAACTGTTCAAATGCCCAAATCATTTCATCAAGCACCCATTCCCAACGAGTATGAATATCGCAATCACCTTCTTTTGGTTCGTCTTTCCGATAGAAGTCAAAAGAGGCTTGTGCATCATATTCTTCATGGGTAGTGTAACGAAGATGTTCTGGCACATCCTCCAAATCTACCATAGGAGATCCATGTTTTGTCTTCTTCAACTGCTTGAGCATTGGCAGAATGATTGGAGACAATGTTTTGTCCATGTTCCAAGTATCATAGTAATCAATCTTGACATACTCAATTCTTGGATGAACAAAATCAAGAAATTTCTCAATACCTTGACAGATAGGATTCAGAAGATTGACAAACTTCTCGTACTTGTTTTTTGGATCGTAATCAAGGTTGTAGATAATGTCTTTGTCTTTTTCCCAAAAACAAATTTTGGTCAAAATTGTATATGGAGATATCCAATGATTACGATATTTGCTGATGTATACTTTCATGATTTATTATCTTCTTAATTTGATCTCTTACTTCTTGCGTGACTGCATAACCCAAATCTTCTGGATCCAACATTCTCTTCAATAGTTTTAAAGTTTCTTCAAGCAACGCTTGGTGGTGGGTCGAATTCTGCATCATTCGTATTCCTATTATCAACGACAAGTGTAAGAAACGGACTGGTCTTTGAAAATCGATCAGGCAAAGCATTTGCAATGTCTTCAAAATCAACTTGTCCTGGATAGTGTTTGAGAATTTGTCTCGCACGATCACGAATATATCTAGGAACTTTTGGTGTTTTCGAAGGATCACAAAGTTCAAAAAAGAACTCTCTACCACATCTCAACGCACGATATCTTTCATCTGGTAATGTCATCTTCTTTCCATTCTGTAACAAATGCTTCCATTTTCTTTTCATCAGTCCAATCTCTGCAATAGTCATTGTCTTGATCGCAAAGTTTTATTACATCATCTCGACTGATGACCCTATGAGATACAATCAATTCATCAAGGTGTTCTTGTGAGAATTCTTTCGCTTCTCCCATAGTCACAGTATCTAAAGCCCAAATTTCTTTTGGTTTTCCAGTAATTGGACAAACACCTGTCGGTACTTCAACAACATATCGAATTCGAAACTGACTGACGCATTCGACAAGGACTAACTGAGTTTCCAACTTTTTCATTTCCCAACTCCCATCTTTACGATCTATCCATTGTATACGATCACCAGCATTCCACTTTGTTTCTTCCAAAAAGTCATCTGGGAATTCGATCATTGCTTCTCCATTCTCATCATTCTTTACTTCAAGTATCCAGTGTTTAGTCATTACAATTCTCCATGTTTAATTAATGTATCAATTATACATTGCCAATTTGCATTTGTCAATCTAGATTTAAAACTTGTGGATGATTTTCCAGAATGAACTTTCGAATGGAATTCCATTGATTGAAGATTTCATTTGAATCATGTTTTAGAGTTAAAGTCTTTAGATTGTTTAAAGCGGATAGAATTTGTACAAAGTTTCCGACTTGATCTTTGTATACACTATAGTCATAAGTGTGAGCATGAACTTTATATTTGTCTCTGTTCATAATTAGGAATGTAGAAAACATTCTTTCAACTATGAACGGGAAGTAATTCAACTCTTGATCTCTGGAATAGTTAGCACTACTCTCATATATCTTTTTGTCTTCTTCTGAAAGATTTTCTAGACTAAACTTAATCTTCTTTAAGAATTCCATATAGTCTTGCCAGAATTCTTTTGATGCCACGAAATAACTACAGTAACATGTGGTCTGATCAAACATTAGATCATCAACATACCCAGAGTCATAACCAGACATTTCCAATGCTTTCTTTGCTATGTCTTTAATCCCAGGATGCCAATGTTCTCCTTGTTCCCATACATTGAAAAACAATGCATCAACTATTCTTGCGTGATTGAAAGTATATACATCATACCCTGGATTGTTTTCAATTTCGCTTATCAAATACTCTGCATCATACTTAAGTTTTGCTTGCCATCTTGGACCAAAGAAACCCCAAGCATCTAAATCATTTACAGTTCCGTTTTCGATTGCTTTAAGAAAACTATGATACTCTCTCAACTCAGGCATTTCATTTGCCGTATTATCGAAAGGAGTAAGTACTGGATCAACTTGTGCTAGTTGGCGTTCTTCAAAACAAATTTGAAATATTTTATAGTTCATATCACTCTTCTACATAATGACCGTTAGGTGCAATGTTTCCAGAAATTCCTATCTTTGAAATATGATGAATCTTATCAACATCCAAGTGTGCATATAGCAGATGTTCAATGTCTATGTAACCACTAGCATTTAAACGATCAATGAAATTTTTATACATCTTCTCATACTTTTCTGAAACATATGGAACAAGAGATGAATCGAAACTCCACAATCTACTCATGTATTGTAATGTCACACCACCAGTTACATGTTCTTCAAACTGACTTGTGTATGGACCACGAATGACGATCTTATCCTTCGCAATCATATGCTCT